ATGGCAGCCCGCAAATTCCTCAAGACCCGCTATCGCGGCGTCTACTACCGTGAATCCCCCAACCGCCGCCCTCACCGAGGGCATGCGGACCGCTGCTATGCGGTCTGGTACAAGGGCGCGGACGGCAAAGGTCACTGGGAGACCATCGGTTGGGCCTCCGAAGGTGTTACGCCCGAATACGCCAGCCAGAAGCGCAACGACCTGGTCAACACCATCCGCGACGGCAAGCCCATCCCCGTCAAGGGTGCCCAGCGCTTCACCGTGGGCCAGGCCGTGGAATCCTATGAGGCCTGGGCACAGACCGAGGGCAAGTTCATCGACAAGGAGATGAACCGATGGAACAAGCACATGCGCGCCAGCTTCGCCGCCCTGCCCATCGACTCCATCACCGTGGCCATCCTGGTGTCGCACAAAACCAAGCTCGCGCTTCGCATGTCCGCGCAATCGGTCAATCATTGTTTCTCCTTTGTCCGCCGCGCCATCAACCACGCCATCGGCATGGAGCTCTACTCCGGCCCCAATCCGATGAACTCGCGGCGCAACTCGAAATTTTCCCTGTCCCAGCCCGACAACGAATCCAACCGCTACCTCACCCCCCAGGAGGCCAAGGCCCTGCTGGCGAATCTGCGCAACCGCTCCAAGCAGTTGCACGACATGAGCCTGCTGTCCCTCAAGACGGGCCTGCGCGCGGTGGAGATCTTCAGCATCACCGGCGCGGACCTGGACGCCCCTGCAGGCGTAATCCGCTTCACGGCCAAGGGTGGCCGCCGCGACTCGATCCCCGCCCCTGCGGACATGATCGAGTTGCTGCAGTCCTATGGCCGCGCCCCGGGGGAGCACATCTTCCAGGCGCGCAATGGCGGCCCCATCACCAGAGGCATCAGCTCCGCCTTTGGCCGCGCCGTGGCCGACCTGAAACTCAACGAGGGCTGGCCCCGCTCCTGCGACCACGTGATCTTCCATACCTTGCGACACACGTTCGCCAGTTGGCTGGCCCAGTCCCGCCAGGTCACGCTGCAGGAGCTCAAGGAACTGATGCGCCACGAAAAGATCAGCATGACCCTGCGCTACGCCAAACTCATCCCCGGTCACGAGCGCGACCGCCAGGCTATCATCGCTGACGTACTGAGGGCCGCAGACCTCGCCGCCGACGTTGCCGCAGACCTTGCCGCAGACACGGACGCGGACTTGATCAGCGACTGACCGCCTACAGCAAGCCATCATCATCCACCGTCAGCACGGCCTGTTTGACGAAGAAATTATCCAGCGCCGCGCGCGGATACAGCACCTGCTTGCCATGGCGCGTATACCGAGGCCCGCGCCCTTCCATGCGCCACAGCTCCAGCGTCCGCCTGGACACGCCATAGAGCTTGGCCACCTCCTGCGTCGTGAACGCCTGGCGATGCCGGTACGGATCCTCCGCCTCGCGCACGAACACAATCTGCCCATTCTGCGCGAGGGCGGCCAAGGCGTCCTGGATCGCCACTGTGGCGATGTCCCTGAACCCTTTGCCCAACAAATTCTCACCATTCATATCGCTCCCTCCTCGCATTCAATTTCCGCCACCAGCACACCTGGCAGCACTCGCTGAAAACCCTCCGGCACGCGCACGGCCTGCACCTCTGTCCCGCGAAAGGTCCGCAGGTGGTCTGGACGCACGCGCCCACGCACATGCTGAAAACCTATCCAAAAGCCCCGCGCATCGTGGCGATGCACCCGCACCACGACGGGCGACTGCCTTCCGCGCTGCATCACTATGTCCATGCCAGGTCGCAACATCCCTCATCTCCCAAGGCTGACGAACAGCCCATTGCTCCAGGCAAACGTGTACCAGAGCGACAGGGCGAACATCCCCCACTGCCGAGCCCGATACGTTTCCCGGATCCAAAACGGTTGGGCGGCAAGACCAAGGATGCAGCCCGCAAAAAGGCTCCCCTGAGCAATAAGGAAAATCCCGCTGCCAGAGAGCACGGCAAGGATGATCTGCGGCCAGTTCATGCGAGCCCCTCCTGAGTGTCACCACGGCCATCATCAGTCACCCTGCACAGGGCCTCCAGCGAGCCCAACTCACTGACCAGCAGCTCAGCCCGACGACGCAGGCGCGAGGCTTCGCCCTGCTCGCCCGAAAATTTTTTGATGGAGTTGAACAGAGACAACGCCGTCATGGCGGAGCACAGCACAACCGCCCTGCACTCCCGCGCCACGAGATCCGGATCCATGGCCTGCTGGGCGCGCGCCAGAGCCCGCAGGATTCCAGGGGAGACTGACGTACCACTCATTGCTCTCCCCTCTTAGCCAAACCCTGCGCTAGGCGCAGCACCTCGCTCAGCACGGCGACGACCAGCCACAGCCCCAGGGCGAAATACCCCAGCCCAAGAACATCGGCCCACAGTACGCCGCTCATTGTTCCACCTTGCGCAGCACGATCCCCCGGTAGCCACAGCGCCGCAGGTCGGCCAGCAGGCGCGCAAACTCGGGCAGGCCTGGCTCAAGGTCCAACCGACGCTCAACGAGCTCTCCGTGGCGGTTCTCGGCCACGATCACCACACCTGCGGGCCAGGCATTCTCTGGCGTGGCGGCAGGGGGAACAATCGGGTTTCGAAGGGTATCCACAAGCATGGCGTCCTCTTTATCTGTCCCCGGCAGGGAGCTGACGTTCGCGCCAATCCGCGCCCGGGGGAGGGGTTGCAACACCACGAGCCACATTGCAGCGCATCCGACGGCCCACCATCTCCAACATGGCCAGCGCCGTGGTCACGCAGGATTCATCCTCCTCACGGCAGACCTGCTCACTGCGCAGGTCCAAGGCGATCTGCTTCATCCCGCGCAGTGTGCTCTCGAATCGGTTCAAGGCGTTCATGACTTCCTCCCTGCGGTTTTGGGGTGGGGCTCGTCCGGCCCACATCCCCTGTTGAGGAGATGGTGAATGCTCGTTGCGCCAGGGGATGCGGGGAAGCCGCCTTTCGGCAATGGGGGTTGCGACCTCCCCGCGTTGGAGGGGGGATACGGATACTCCCCTGGGGCAACGAACAATTCCCGCTCAGCCTTACTGGGCCATATCGCGCACGGCATGCAGCCCGGAGAGCGTGCCCATTGCCTCCTCAATCAGCTCATACAGCTCCCTGATGAGCCTGCGGGCCTCGTCCGGGCTGATTTTGTTGTCGGCCACGCTCCGCTCGCCCACGCGGGCGACGTCGCCCAGCTCGCGGAACATGCGGCCCATGGAAAGCACCAGGTCGGCAGCGTCCATGGGTTCGGGGTCGAACTTCAGCCCACCCAAGCGCACCTGGACCTGCAACCAATCCAACAGCAGCGTGTTGCCGCAGGCCACGCAGAACCGCGCCACGGTGGGCAGGCTCGGCCAGTAGTTCTCGGAGGAAAAAATGCGGTTGGCATTGGACGCCGCCCAGCCGACCTCGGCGGCGATCTCGTCGCGCGTTTTGCCAGACTTGCTCACAGACAGCTGGATTGCGTCGTACAGGCTCAATTTTTCAAACTTCAAGGTCATGATGTAATTCCCCTTCATTTCTCACGTTGTCGGCACGGGCCAACACCTTCATTGATTTAATGTAGGCAGGATCAGACGGCAGACGAACTGGAGCTGCGCTTCCCCTCCGACGGCTCAGGAAGCAAATCCCGAGGCACTCCAGCAAGCACCAACCGCTCAATGCGTTCGCGCGGAGCGCGACGACCTGCAATGATCATGGACATCATCTGCGGACTGACCCCTGCTGCACGCGCCAAACCGCGTGCCTCGATGCCGTAGGTCGCCATCCACGCCTTGAGACGCGCTTGACGCGTAGGTTTTTGGGGGTGTAGGGATTCACATAAGTTAACAATTATCTTTTCCATAAATGGTCTCCAGAGCTGGCGTTTGCTGTTTCACCCAGTCGTCAAGTGAAGTGATACTCTGAAAAGTCTAACTGAGCAAGTATAAATCTAATTGAAAGTAGAATTTTTATATGCCCCCTAAAACAAGAAAACCCGAGCTCCAGCCATTTAGTCAAAGACTAAGGGATGTTATCGTTGAGCTCGGCGTAGAACAAAAAGAACTCGCTGCTATTGCAGAAATCCAAGCGCCAACAGTCACAGCCTACTTGAAGGCTGAAAGTCAGCCTTCAATGCTTGTTCTGTCGAAATGGGCCGAGAAATATCGAATTGATATGAACTGGCTTGTTCTTGGCGAAGGCCCCATGTTCCGAGACGAACAGGAGCAGCCCAGAAACGAAGACGCCGGGACAAAGACCGAGCTGGGAAAGGAACTCGCAGACATCAAGGCAGCGCTCAAATCGGTTGAAACCAGTGAGGAAGAAATCAAGCAGGCTCTGCTCGATTACATCGGGGGAGGTAGATCTCCACTGAAACCCGCCACAGGCACCGACGACGGCTCACGCTAATAGCAGGTAAATGCAAAGGCGACGGCATCCCACGCGGGACACTGACGCCTCTTTTTTGAACAACTCACAATGGCAAACCGATATATCCTACTAAGGCACGAGAGTACACAAACCAACAGATATTCACCGGGTTTTTTTTTCTGCCATTGACGACAGGTGAGCCAACTAATGACATTACCGTTTGCCCCTTTCCTCTCTGGACAAACGCCAGTTGGCCTTCAAACGAGCCCCTTTATCTTGAGTTTTCATATCGAACGAGGTAACCACTCAGGGGTTGAAGACTTCACCCCTTTTTTAGCCAGACAATAGCGAGAAACCGTTGAATCACGCATGCAATATTGAAGAAAATCTCCAAGGGACCATCGATGGCCTCCCTATTGATGAATGCTGGAGAACGGTTATTGATGAAATCAAGGAAGAATACCTTGATCCAACAAACAACCACCCTTGGGTTATTGGCTTCTCTGGAGGCAAAGACAGCACAGTAGTTGCCCATGCCGTATTTGAAGCTATCCTCGAGGTCTCCCCATTCAAGCGCACCCGACATATTTACTTAGTTTCTAACGACACGCTTGTGGAAAGCCCTCTGGTAATCAACCACTTGGATAATGTAACAAGTCGGATTGATGAGGCAGCACGCAGCCTGGGCCTTCCAATCACAGTAGCTAGAACAAAACCCGATATCCATCACTCCTTTTGGGTACTTCTCATCGGAAAAGGTTACCCAAGCCCCAACTCTACAATGCGTTGGTGCACTGATCGTTTAAAAATCCTCCCGACCAACGGTTTTATCAAAGAACAAGTTTCACGATCAGGTGCAGTAATTGTCGTACTGGGAGTTCGACGTGACGAGAGCAGTTCCCGGCGTCGATCCATCGACAAATACAGGAACATCAGAGGTGGACGACTCACGGAACACGAAAAACTCCCAGGTGCTTATATTTATCGCCCAATTGTCGACCTAACAACAGCTGATATATGGGAAATACTTTTGAGCTACCACGCACCTTGGGGAGGATCACACGCTGATCTCGTTCAGCTTTATAAAGATGCAAAAGGTGGAGAATGCCCAGTTATGCTCACCTCTGATGAGGCTGCAGGTTGCGGCACGACCAGTAGTAGATTTGGCTGCTGGACCTGTACGGTAGTTGAAAAAGACAAAAGTCTTCAAGGCTTTGTTGATGCTGGAAAACACCAATACGTACCACTTGTCGACTTCCGAGACTGGCTTAGGGCAATTCGAAATGACCTAACCATGCGGCAAGCTATACGTCGCAATGGAAAACTGACATTCGGAGCAACTGGTAATCATATCCCTGGACCATTCACCATCCAAGCGCGAAAACAAATTCTTGACCGCCTACTATTAGTTCAGAAGGCCTATGGGCACCAATTAATTTCGGCTGAAGAAATTGACCTCATCCATCAACACTGGGCAACAGAGCTCCAGGAAGAGAAGGGACTGGCCAATGGATAGTTCTTACTTAAACGACCTTCCACTTTGGGCCGATGACGAAGCCCATACAATCCTTGAGAATATATGCAAGGAGGCCAACGTCCCCGTGGAAGTAATCACACAGTTGGTCATGCTCCAACGAGAACGCCAGCACCAAGAACGAGCTGCGGGCATTTACCCCCGAATTGAAGAAATACTTGGTCTGATCGACTAACCACCGACTTGGGGAACGACTATGTGGATATCTAAAATTGAACTGACCAACTTTAAGTCTTACGAACACCAAGTCTTTACCTTCCCAGAAGCGTGTGACGGTAAAAATATTGTCCTCATTGGAGGCATGAATGGGTATGGCAAAACTTCAATTTTAGAAGCCCTATACCTCTGCCTTTATGGTAAAGACGCCATAAACCACTTGGCCCGCGCCGGACTAAAAACTGAAGATTTGAAAGGTTATCCAACTTTTTTGGAACGCGCCTTCAATGGTGAAGCTTTTCGCAAGGGAAGCGACATGATGATGCTCCGAGTCGTCATTAACAAGACCAAGACAGTGGCCTTTGATATTTCACGAAAGTGGTACTTTCGCTCTAATGGGACGTGGACTGCTGAAGAAGAAACCGTAGTTCGCGAGTTGGACCGAGATGTGCCAGGCACTCCAAAACTCGATGGTAGAAACAATTTTCATCTTTCAGACATGTTGGATGATTTTTTTGTACCCGCGCACATTGCTCCTTTTTTCTTTTTTGATGGCGAAGAAGTGAAAAAACTGGCGGATCAAGGCCGCGTGGAGCAAGTGAAGCAAGGACTCGAAGGACTACTTGGCGTGGTTCTTCTCCGGATGCTTTCCGACCGGCTTCGCACTTTTGCAGGTCAAAAACGTAACGGCGTTGTAACTGTTGATGAAAACAAGCTGAATAAGTTATTAGATACATTATTGGAAGACCAGGCGTCACTAAACACGTCGCGTGAAAAGATCTTTATCGCCACAGAAAAGGAATCCGAGCTAAGAATTGAACGCGAGTCATTGCTAAACCGCATCACTACAATTGGAGGCGGAGGTGGTGATATCGCTACTGTAAAAGACTTGGTTGAAGAGCGAGAGCAATTTAGAAATAAAATAAAAGAGTGTCGGAAAAAATTAGAAGAATTGCTTACTGGTCGACTCCCCTTCCACTTAGCATCTAAAGATATTTTGAACAAATTCAAAAATCAAATTGAAGGGGAAATTCGTTATTATAAATGGGAAGCAGACAAAGGTTCATTAGAACCTCGTAAAATTGAGTTCAAAACAGCCTTCAACAATGAAAGAACACCTGAGATCAATCCAAATCTTACTGAGGCACAGGTTGAAGCCATTCATCAACGCATTGATTCTGCGTGGGCTAGCCTTTTCTACCCTCCACCGGAAGACTGTGCTACTGTAATCATCCACAGTTATCTACATGAATTATTACGCCATAAGATTTTGGAGTTCATGGACAGTATATCTCTTGGTCGCCAAGAAATTCATTCTCTCTTGCGCGAGGAAAAGCAGCTATCCAAGCACATCGATGAACTTGCCAGAAGGATCTACAAAATAGAAGGAATTGATCGAGACGGCACGCTTGCCACCCTTAAAGACGAGTTAAAAGAAATCCAAGACCGACTTGACCATCTGCAAGAGCAAATGAGAATTGATGACAGAGCTGGAATCGCTCTTGAAGCTAAAGTGTCTTCACAAAAAGCTGAATACGAAAGAGAAAAGAAAAAACTGGACGACTCCAGCCCTGCTCGCACTATCATTGAGAAATCAGAACGCGTACGAAAAGTGATTGATCAATTAATTCCGGCTCTCTTCCCACTTAAGGTCAAAGAACTGGGAGCCGCAATGACAAAATTTTACAAGCAACTTGCGCACAAAGACCAAGTGGCTAAGATCGAAATCTTAGACAACGGTCAATCTCGCATTCTCGGAAAATCCAATAAAGAAATTACTTTTGATCGTTCGGCAGGCGAAAACCAAATCTTCGCTACGGCACTTCTCGCAGGCCTCGCGCAAGTTTCTGGAGTCAACGCCCCTATGGTCGTAGACACCCCCCTGGGCCGCCTTGACAGCACACATCGACTAAATATTCTCAATTTCTGGACAGACGACAAGCAACGTCAAGTCATCCTTCTCTCCCAAGACGAAGAAATCCACTACGATTTTTTCCAGCAAATCAAGGGAAGTGTCATTAAAACTTACCTCCTTGAGTATCAAGATGTAGGGGATGGCATAGGTAGGACTACGGCCAAAGAAGGCTGCTATTTTGAAGGAAAAAGGCAATGAGCGGATTATCTATTCAGCAGATTCTGAGTGCTCGATACCGCACTAGTAAAACTGCAGACGAATTTACTATGTCTTTAATGGACGTGTTAGGCTTATCCACCAAAGCCAGCGTTGCGAGGTTAGCAATCGGCCGCTCTCTTGCCCTCGGGGCCATAAGCGGAGACAATATCGATGCAAAAGGCCTTGAGATTCCTGGAACTTCATTGTTCACCCAGCAAGATGTACCCATATGGATTGGCATGCTAGTCACTCATTCTATCATGTACAGCAATGTGCCGATTGAAGCCATGGACACCTTCCGCAACCAGATTCGACATCACTGGCACCGCGGCGTGACCCTACTAATGGAGGATTGGCAATCTCAGGATGAAGATTTCGACCGTTTCTTGGAGACACTGATTAATCGCCGAGCCGAACTTCCAGAAACAGCACCAGAGCCAACCACGACGCCCGAGCCAACGACTGTTGACGCACCACAAGATATCTCCACTCAACTGGTCAAGGCGCTCGCCGACATCGGCGTTAAAGTTGAGGTGAAAGACACCATCCATGGCCCACGAGTCACCCGCTATAAAGTGCTGATGTCGGATGTAAACCAACTAGACAAACTGAAAAAAGGGCTTGAGCGACTCAGCTTGCTACTCAGTCTCCAGCAGGCACGTCCTAGTTTGAGTCATGGGGACGAAGCCAAGACTGTTTTCTTAGACATCCCGCGCCCCAAAAAAACCTGGATTTATAATTCATTTGATCAGCTCGACAAGTGGATTCAGACAATTCCACATGACCAAGATCGTTTACTCGTCTTTCCAGGTGTTAATGCCATGGGGATACCCTTTTCCTTTGATTTAGCTGAAGCACCACACCTTTTGGTTGGTGGAGCCACCGGACAGGGTAAAAGTGTATGCCTTCATGCACTGATCCTGTCTCTAATTTTACAGCATTCGCCTGATAATTTGCAACTAGCACTCCTTGACCCCAAACAAGTGGAGCTCTCTGTCTATAGAGGATCAAAATACCTCTACGGTGGAGATGTCGCCACAGGAAACGACCCGTCTAAAGAACGTCTTATGGACTTGGTCGAGGAAATGGACCGAAGATATTCGATGCTTGAGGGGTTACATGTTACCAACATAAAGGAAGCTCGAAAAAAGGGCGTCAACTTACCTTATATCGTGGTTGTTATCGAAGAATTGGCAGACTTAGTACTCCAAGACCACGACCTCGAACAAAGTATCGTCCGACTTGCCCAACTAGCTCGTGCCGCAGGCATCCATTTGGTAATGGCAACGCAACGTCCCGATGCAAAAACGTTCAGTGGTCTTATTCGCAGTAACATCCCAGCCCGTATAGCGTTGACAGTACAGAAACGCACAGAATCATCCATCATCCTTGACGAAACTGGCGCTGAAACACTACTTGGAGCAGGGGACATGCTGATAAAAACAACCAACAACCCAACGACACGAGTTCATGGCGTCTATATATCTAGACAGGACGTTGAGGGTGTTCTTTTGCGTAAGTCATAATGAGAAATCATTCCTTACTTCACCTTCAGCATTTCAAACACCACCATCGAGGGTAGTCCAACCACGTTGATCAGCTATTTTGAGCTGCAACTATTTGTAGTCATTGCCCCAGGCACACCCTTGGTGGGGAGTTTATCTGGAACATACCGCGAATGTACAATTTTTCAGCCTTGCCTTGGAACGACCCCCAAGATGCTTAGACTTCTAACACACGAGCCAAGGGCAATCCGACGACGTTGATCAAATAGGTTAAAAGATAATGCTTTGTCGTCGTTAAGGATTTACTTCACCATGCGCAGGTGAGTGGGGAGTTGTGTGGGACTATTGAGCGAGGTTTAACACTTATGGTTATAGAGTTTATCTGTCATGTCATCATCGCTCAAAAATACTATTCTATTAACAAGATAATGATCTTGCATCATTGCATGAGAGTGCAATGCGTTTTCTTTACCCACAAAAATTTTCATTTTTAAATGTCGATATATTGAATTGGCAATCAAGTCTGCTGCAAAGGTCATTGCTACGTCGTCTGTCAGACTTAACCCCTTGACATGTTGCACTGCCAAATCCGGATAGTCACATTTAAACACTATTGATGTCTTAATTTCCTTCTTCTCTTGTTTATCAATTGCCTTGTATGTATAAACATGCTGATCTTTGGAAAGGTGGGTGATCTTCTGTCTTGCCTTCCGCAGGATTGATTTATCCATATTGTCTGAAATCATTTCTGATGAGTGATCACCTTCGATCTTACATATCTCGTCTAATTTTATTACCACTCGCTCAAAAACAGAATGATAGATGTCATTTTGCTGTGATTTAGTCACTCTAACGAAGTTATCATTCTTAGGCACAGAAAATTTCTGTTTTATGAATTCACTTTCTTGCATGTTAATATAAGCACCAGATAGGCAAATAGCTTCATAGACTATCAATATCTCGCTATGCAGAAAGAACTCTAAGTATTCGTTTAGCACTCTTTCATTTCGGTCTCCGACAAAAACAAATGCAGACCTAACTTTAGAACAGTTTTCTTTGTCTAAACTGGAGTATAATTTGTTTAGTACACTTGAATAGTCACTTAAGTGCCGAGTGGGGAATGCAAAGCCTGCGACAACCCCAAACGATCCCGGTTTGGGCTCTTTTTCAAGATACCCAAAATCACCAGACTCATCAAAATAGAATAAGACATCATGATCCGACATATGATCCTCGCTACTTGTTGCCCTGGCTAAAGACATGCCCACAAAAGTCTATTCACCAGGCGCAATTGCGTGGGTGCTTGTGTGGGAGCATCCAGGACAATGCTCTGCTCAATCGTACTGATGGTGCTACTCATGTCAACACCAAGCCCACGCACATTTTTCTCGGTGTGGGCCAGCGACTTGTGGTGCAGGATCCTCTGGATGACCTTCATGGATACACCAGACTTGGCCAGAATACTTCCGACATAACTGCGCATACTATTGAATCCGAAACGCATCACCCCAGCCTTGGTGGGGAATTTTCAGTCCTGTACTGGAATGATAATGCCCCAACTTCCTAAGACGTCTACTACTTCAACCCAGGGCAGGCCGACCGCATTGGTCACCTCCCGGCTCAGTTGATTTTTTTTCTAAACACTAGACGAATTTTAACGTCAGCAATTCCGATGGAGCACAACAACCGAGTAGGTAATCAAAATTCTTAAATCCCTTCCCCATCCATGCTCAACACCAGCCCACCGCCACCCAGGCTGTGAACCACCCGCGTCACGCTCCATTCCCTGGCCATGCCCTCGCGGAAGCCACCGCCCAGGACAAGGCGACTCTCCGCCATGACCCCCGGGCGACCAGGAAGACTCAGGGAAAGGCTCGCCTTGCCACGCTGGAAGGCCTCCAGCTTCGCGCGTGCGGCCTGCTGAGCAGCGTCTCGTGTCGGGAAGGCATGACGAATCCGGCAGGTGGGCTCGCCCTCGCCTGCGCATTCCTCCACGTCTCTGGCGGCGTCTACATCGCGCCAGGTGGCCACAACGGTCTTATAATTTTGACGGCCCGAGATGGTCACGCTGCAACTGGTGACGTCCCCGGGCACGAGCGAGATCCGCTCCAGCTCCTTGCCGGAGGCGGTCTGGCCCTGTCCCTTTTTCACAAAGATCAAGCTCCCGCCATTGGCCTTGGCCACGGCGTCCATGTCCATGGCCAGGCGCGTCAGCAGGTGCATATTTGATTCGTTGATCTGGTCCACGTGCGGCAATGTAATCTTGCCGATCTCCGGGCCAACCGCAGGCGTCAGGCCATGCTCGGAGGCAATCGCTTCCACCAATTCTCGCACCGTGCGCGGCGTCCAGGAACGTGTCTGCTGTGTTTGCAGCTCCCGGTAGGCCGTGCTTTTCTCAAAGGGCGCACCCGCCGCCTTGATGGTCATGCGTGCCGGCGATAGGCTCAGCCCGATCTCGTCCACCACATACAGCCCCATGAACCGGACCGACGGCTCATAGCCGAGCCAGACACGCAGCTCCGCCCCCTGGGCCGGGAGCCTGATATGCGGCGGGGAGTCGTCCAGGACCAGTGACAGGCTGTCGGACTGCATCCCGGCCTCGTCGGTGATGGACAGGGAAATGAACCGCTTGCGGATGGTCGCGGTGATGTCGTCGCCATTGGCCACGATGCGGAATGCGGGCTTGTGCAGTTTCGCTTCCATCGCCTAATCCCAAAGGCTAATGCCCGTCTCCGGCTCCGGATCGGGCAGGTCAGGTAGGTTGATGACCACCCCGGCCCCAAGCACCGGCCCCAGGTCCGCCAGCCCCAGGTTGGCCTTCAACACGGCCTCGACCGTGCCGTCTGTCCGGCCATAGTGGCGGTGGCAGATGTCGTCGATCATGTCGCCGTCCTTGCTGCGATAGCGGAGCATTTAGGCCTCCCCGAAGTAACGAAGCTTGAGGGAAAATTCGATCTTGCGCGGCACGCCATCGGCAAAGAACACGCGCTGCGTCTCGGTGACCATCAGGATCGCCCACTTGCCGTGGATCCTCCCCAGGCCATCCACCAACAACAGCGGCTCGCCCTGAGCGGCCTCCGCGCGCATGTCCTCCACCTGGTCAACCGCACCCGCAAACTGCGGATAGATCACACCGGACAGAGAGAGGGAGTCCTCACCCGGCCCAAGATACTGCAAGGCAGCGTGCTGGCCATGGCGCTCCTGGGCGGCCCAGCGATAGGCGCCAGAGCGCTGCAGCTCCTGATACGCGGCGGTGTTCAGGGAGAAGGCATACCGCCCGAGCTTCATCATGATTTTTGGCATAGGTTAGTCATAGAGAGCGCCACGCCGGGCATCGCGCGTGCGCTCGTCGAGTTTGCGCATGACCGCATCGGCAATCTCGTCGGCAGACTGCCCGGGCGCGGCATACACGTGGATGCCCTCGACACGCTGCGTGATCTGCGCACCGCCGGACATGGAAGGAAGATCAGGGATGGAGAGCGCACCCGCCATGGCCGGGACGGAAACCCCACCGCCACCGGCAGCACCCCCGGGGCCGGGGGTCTTGGCCGCCTCATCGCCCCCAAAGAAATCGAAGTAGCGCCCCACCGCCCCAAGGAACCCACCCTCCGCAAACGACTTCTTCAAATCGTCCCAGATGGTGATCAGCCGGACCACAGCCAGCGTGATGCCGGTGAGGACCAGACCGATGGGGTTGGAGGCAAAGGCGATGCCCACAGCCTTGATGCCCGCCACAAGCCCGGGCAACGCCATGGCGATGATCGGTTGCAGGGCCGCCCCCGCCGCCCAAAGCGACTGCCCGAACTGCACGACGCTGAGCATGGTCTTTGCGCCCAGGGTCACGGCCACGGCAATGGCCAGGTTGTCGAAGCCGCCAAGCATCCCTGCGGTCCAGGAGATGACCGTGCCCACGGTCCTGAAGACGGAGGCCAGGCCACTGCCGAAGGACACGACAGCGGGCACCAGCTCCTTGACCGTGGTCCCGATCTCGGAGAAGGCGCTCCGGTTCTCGCGCACCCAATCCGCCAGCTTCGGCCCCCATTCCTCAATCACCGGGGCCAGCGCCCCGCCAATCAACCCGGAGATCTCCTGCGTGGTGGAGGCAATGACCGTGGAGAACTTGGCAAAGGCCACATTGTACTTCTGCGCCCCGGCCCGCCCTTCGTCGGACAGGACGTTGAGCTGCTTCTGCTGGGCAAGCAGCTCGTCCACGCCCTCCTTGCGGCTGCGCAGATAGCCGAAGAATTTGTTCGCCTCGCCACCCATGAGGATATCGGCGGCGGAAACAGCGGCCTGGTGGTCGTCCAACTCCTTGACGGCCTCGGCCACACGCCGGAATTGTTCCTCCGGGGAGAGGTTCTGCAACTCCTCAAAGGTCAGGCCGAGGATCTGCAGGCTTTCGGTGACCGCCGTGATCTCCTCGAGCCCTGCGGATTCGCCAATCTTGTTGTTCAGCTCCTCCATCAAGTCGCCGACGTTGTCGACCTCGAAGCCCATCTCCTTGGCCAAGCCACCCCAGGCCGCCAAACCATCGGCGGAGACGTTCAGGGACTGCGCCAGGGCGGTCTGCTCCCCCGTCATCTTGTTGGTCATGGTCACCGCCGCACCCACCGCGCCGACGCTTGCGCCGACAACGGCGGTGAAGCGCGCGGCGTGCCCGGCCATGTTCCGGAAGCTGCCACCCACGTCGGCACGCACCACGCCCTGGAAGGCCTTCATGCGCCGCTCGGCCTTGGCGACCCCCTCCGACAGGCGGTCGAATTCGCCCTCGAGGTCATGGGTATTGACCCCGGCCTTCTTCAACTCGTGATTGAGGATGGAGAGCTGGCCCTTCTGGCGGCCGTAGGCCTTGGCGGTCTTGTCCGCCTTGCGCTGCGCCCGCTCGAATTCGGCCCGCAGCTTTCTGTTGGGGTTGGCGGTCTGGGCAAGCTGCTCACCAAGGCGCTGGGCCTCCCCGCGCGACTCAACCATCTCGCGCTTGGCCCGGCCCAAGGCCTTCATGTCGAACCCGGCGAACTTGTGCAGCTTGTCCTGCTTGGCCTTGATGTCCTGAAAGGCAGAGCTGATGCCGGACAAATCACCCTGTACGGCCTTGGTCGCCGTGCTGAAGGAACTGCCCACGGCGGCCCCGAATTCGACGACTGCGGATAATCGCTGCTTGGTCACTTACTTGCTCCGGGGAAGGTGCGAGATCCAGATCAGGAACTCCTCAACGTCCAGCGCCAGGAGTTCGGCCCGGCTCCAGCCCGTGTAATAGGCCAGGGCCAACATGCCGCGCCGGGCCGTCTCCTCGTCTATGACAAAAAACCCGTGTAGACCGCCTGCAGTTTCTTGTAGTCCTTCATGTCCAAGGCCTGGATGACCTCGGGGGTCACCTCGCAGAGGTTGGAGAAGGTGACGGACTCCTTCTGCAGGTCACTGCCGCCCTTCTTCTCGGCAACCAGCATGTCCCGGAGCACAGGCCGCCGCATGGACAGTTCGCTGTAGTTCTTGCCATTGTTCTCCACCGGATATTCAAGAGTGATCTTTTCCATCTTGTCGTGCTCCTTTCAGGGTTAGATGCCGCAGGCATCGCGAATCGCGGCCAGGCGATCCGTGCCGCCGATGATCCGCTTCATGTTCAGCACATCGATCTCGTGCAGGACGCTGCCGTTCTGTTCGCGCTTGTAATAAGTCAGGGACACGGTCACGGAGAGTGTGGACTTCTCGCCCGGCTTCCAGGATCCAAGCTCGATCTTCACGACCGTGCCGCGCATGTTCAGGGCCACGGGGATGACGGTGCCGTCCAAGCTCTCGAGCGCCCCACGGGCAGTCAGCTGCACGCCGTTGTTCGCGGATACGCCGAACTGCCCCAGCAGATGTTCGCACTGCTTGGACACGGTGAACGAGCACTCCAGCTTCTCCATGCCCATATCCAGGGAAATGGGCGCGTCCATGCCCCCGGCGCGATAGTCCTCGGTCACCAGGGCCAGGCTGGGCGGCTGCAGCTCATCGCAGTTGCCGACGTAGCCACGACCGTCCACGAACAGCGCAAAGTTTTTCAGAATGTGATCAGCGGCGGACATTATTTGAAGACCTCCTCGATATAGTCATCCACCAGGTGCGACCTGAAGGTGACGTGTTCAGCCGGGTACGGGGTGGAGAAGTCGAAATCGAAATAGACCTTGCCCTGCGTCGTTTGGTCCGAGGTATTGAGCTCAGGATCCGCCCAACACGTTCCACCCAGGATCGCGCCCACAGCGGTGAGGTGCCGAAGGTAGGCGTTGACCCCCTCGATGACGTCCTGGACATAGGTCTTGGTGATGTTGCGATCGACGGCCCACAGATGCGCCTGCAGGATGGACTCGTTGATCATGTCGGCGATGCGGCGCACGGACAGAAAGGCCCACTTGGGATCGGACGACGCGGTGCGGTTGCCCCACAGGCGGTAGCCATCCTCGTTGATGATGGTGGCCACATTCTTCTCGTTCAGCAGGTTGGCCCGGCAGGACGAATCACCCAGGGTAAAATCAACCGGGCGCGCGGTGCCGGAGATGCCAAGCACCTGCTGATTGGACGGCGACCACCAGAAGCCCTTCTCGTTGTCGATCAGGGCGATCAACCCGGCCACGCGGGGCGACGCCGGTTCGGTGACGTACACGCCATCGCGGAAGACCTTGACCCACGGATCCACCATGTAGACACGGGCCGTGCCGTAATCACCGATGGCGTTGATGGCGGCCGCATCGTTGGAGTTCGGACCATCAACGATGATCACCGCACGCAGGCGGTTGGCGATGCCTTCCAGTTCGGCCACCACGGGGTTCTTGAGGTAGGTGCCGGGGTTCTCCGCATCCTCATGGCGCTGATGCGAGAAGCCAGGCGCGATGAGCAGGCGCGGCATAAACCCGAGCACGGACTTGCAGGCCAGCAGCGCATGCACGCCCTCATACTGGCCCGTTGCCGCGTCCACGCCACCGATGACGTTGGTCAGGGTGGCGGCCTCGTCCGCCCCTTCGGCCACGCGGATCACGACGACAACGGCCCCGCAATGGTCGAAGATCCCATCCAGGGCAGCGGGCAGCGTGCCCTTGCCATCGCCCACCATGTCCAGCTTGGCTGCCTCGCGGCGATTGCCCGCGATGAGCACAGGCGTGTTCAGGGGAAAGGCCGCGGCATCCGCATCCGGAGCCGTGCCCACAATGCCGATGGTCGCCGAGCGGACGGTCTTGATGGGGCGCGGTCCCGAATCGATCTCAAGGATCTCCACGCCGTGCAGAAACAGTTCAGACATCAGGGTCCTCCTTTATGCGGTTCTGGTCGCAGGGGGTTCAGGCCAGGGCACGGCCAAATCATTGGGCCCTTGCCAGGGGAATCCGGATTGCTCCGGCAGACTGCAAAGCTCGTCGACAAACACGTCCCATTCGGCAATCAGCGCATCGATGGCCGTCAGGTCCGCCCCCGCCGCAACGGCCCTGCGGCGCTCGCGCAGCAGCTGCATCACAGCGGCGTCGTAGACCTCGCGCACGCGGCGATCGCGTTCGGCACGAAGGGCTGTTGCATACAGAGCGGTCAGGGCCTGCACATCATCAGCCCAGGCCCCTGCAGCGGCGTCCCAATTCTGGAAATCGCCGGGCGCGGTGCCGGTCAGCCCGGCGGGGAGCGCCCCCAGCTCCTCGATGATCAGCGGCTCGCCAGTTGCCGTGGAATAATGGACCTCGCCCCGGTGGTCCTCCACCAGGTCCCAGCCCTCGCCCGTCCAGACAACGGCCTGGCCTTGGCCCGGCTCTAGTGGTGCGACCTCGGCGGCGTGGGCAGGGATCAGAAAGCGCCCGTCTTCCAGGGGGTCAGGGCGGGCGATCCCGCTGCCCAGATATTCGCCGGTGCCGGGGTGGAAATTATAGATCTGCATTGGGTTCCCCCTAGTATTTGATGATGAACATCAGGGCCACGTTGCGCGGGCGGGTTTCCGTGCCACCAGCAGCGCCAGTGCTGCCTGATTTGGCCCCGTAGCCAGCACCTTCATTCACGTTAGCTGGATGTGATGTATCAACGGCGGCGGCGGAATGACTGTGACTCTTGAAAGCGTCCGTCTGGGCACTGCCGAACACACGACCAGAATCAACCCCCCGGCTATGGTCCCAACCACGCACGAACTCGCCGCGCAGGTCGGGCAGCTTGAAGGTGCCGGTTCCAGAACCGAAGACGGTCCCGATAATGGCGTGCAGGGTGGCATAGGTCGTGGTGGACAGGCTTGCGCCATTGCACTCCAGCCAGCTGCTGGGCACGTCGGTGCCCGCAATGGCAACGACGGTTCCTGCGGGGGTGTCCGGCGGATGAGTATGGTTGGCGGGAGCGGCTCCGATATCTTCCGGGGTCAGTTCGGTCAGGCTGCCCTGGACCGTGGCAGCCATGGCCGCCATTTGCTGCACAAGGGCCGCGATGGCGGCGTCCACGTACTTGCTCGTCGCCAGTACGATGGTGGGGTCAACACTCAGGTTGACGACGCCGCTTGCGGTCACTTCCAACAGGACCACGACCTTCAACTCGCGGGCCGAACCCTCGGAAAGCTGGGGCTTGTAGGTGTCGGGGAAGTTGCCCACGGCAAAGAGCTTGCCCGTGTCGTCGAACACGCCCACCTCGCGGGCGGTCCAACCGCCCACCGTGGTGGGCACGATCAATTCCACCCGCATGATGCTCGGGCTTTCAATCTCAACGGCGATATTGTTGATGTCCGCTCGGTAGACCTCGCGAACCAGGGCCGTCATTTCCGCTGTGGGGGTCATCGCCACCCCGCCGCCGTCGCCAAGGGCCATTTCAGCGAGATTGATCGATGTTCCAAGGGCGGTTGCATTCGCCACCGCCGCCGCGCCAACTTTTGTCAAAACAGTAAAGAAATCAGCCATTATGCCCCCAGGGGGTTGATGGTCACGGAATCATAGCCAACCGTCGCCAGGGCAAAACAGGGCTTGCCGCTGCACTGGCGTTCGCCAATGGCCCAGGGGCTCACGGTCACAATGTCGCCGCTCAAGGCCGTACCGCCCACAAAGAGCGTCCCAGCCACGCGCGCGGCCACGGTAATGCCCGCCAGATGTGAACGGGTGTTTTTCGCCTTGTTGACCACCCGCTCCAGGGACTTGAGCAAGGCATCATCGATGCCCCGGTCATCGACCTCGATGGTCAGGCGGAAAGTGAAAGGCTCCCCGGTCGGTTCGGCCTCGAACCACTCGGTCACGCGGACGCTGTAGCCCAACGCTGAGATCGCGCGGTTCAGAGCCCCGCGCGTGCCCTTGATGCGATGCACGGCCACGGCGGCGGCGATGGTGGCCCGCTTCTGTTTCCCGGACCAGGTGACGTCCCATTCATCCACGGACAGCGCCCAGGCCAGCCAGGGCAACAAGGGTTCAGGACAGGTGGCCGAATTCCAGAGAGAGCGAATCGGCACCGGCACCGCAGAGAGGCGGGAACAGGCCTCGGAAAGCGCCCGCTCCCGTGGGGTGGAATTCGGAGGCAGCAGGTGATTAGACACCGGCCACCTCCAGGACGATGCCCGTGCAATACGCCGCCTGATGCGGCTCACAACTCACGTCCACGGCGGGCGAGGTCAGCTCCACACGGGCCACCCCCTCGACATGCAACGCGGCGTAAACGGCGGACAGCGGCATCCCCGCTCCCAGCACGTGCCGCTCACTCGCCAGGGCGGTCATGGCGTTCAGCGCGGTCGCCTGCACGGCCTCGGTGCTCGGTCCGGAGCGCACATGCAACCGGGCCTGCACGCTGTAGTTGACGGCCTGCGCCGCCAGGACCGTCACATGATCGGTCAGGGGCCGCGTCTCGGATGCCGAGAGCACCAACTGCACGGCGGCCAGGACGTCCGCCTCCGGGACGCCATCTCCAGTGCGCCCAAGGACATGCACCACGACCTCGCCCGGCGTCGGGCTGGACACGGCTGCGTCCTTGACCTCGGGCACGACCAGGGCATGAAAGATATACGCACCGTCCGGCCCGGCCACGGAGAAACCCTCGGGCGCGAGCTGAACGCGGCGGCGAAAATCCTCATCACCTTCATAACTTGGGAGGACAGGCGGGTAAGCGTCCGGATCCCCGGGGTCGACAAGCTTACGCTGCAGAGGCACGAAGGCAGCCAGGTTATCGAGATCCACACCCGAGGCGTAGGCCAACATGACGGCACAGGCCGCCTCGTTCACCCGCTGCCGCAGGAGCAGCTCACGGTGCGCCGCCGTTTCAAGGACCTTGTAGGCCGGATCGGACTCGACCGGGGCGGTGTGGTCCGGATCCCGCGCCAGATAGTCGGCAAGGATTGCTGCCAGGATCTGCTCGAAGCTGAGTTCTTCGATCAGCGACGGCGCAGGAAGCCTGGAAAGATCGATCTTTTCAAAGCTGCTCACAGGATGATGCCCTCCATGGTCACGGCCTTGCCCTCGGGCAGATAGGTGCCGGTCAGAGCAAGCACGACGCGCCCTGCCTCGCCGCGTTCGGCCTCAACACTGGAGAGCCGAAAACGTGGTTCCCACCTGGCGATGGCCTCCGCCGTGGCCGCGTAAAGTTCGATGAGCGTTCCATCGTTCAAGGGGGCATCCACCAGCCGGGGCAGGCGGCTGCCATACTCCCGCCGGTGGACACGCGACCCGAGGGGGGTGGTCAGGATATCCCGGATGGACTGGCGCAGATGCTCAATGCCCTGCAAAGACTTGCCGCTTTCGGCGCACATGCCGCGCATTATTTGGGGCCTCCCGTCTCGCCACCGTGCGGGCAGTCATGCACATGGCCGGTCAGGGAGATGCCGGACGCCTTCACGTCGTGATTTTCGTTCACGAAGTCGCCGCCCGTCTGGGTGGCCGGTCCGTTCAGTTCCACCGGGTGGGTCTCGCCACCCCGGCCGCCGGTCTGGATGGCCCCGATCAGGTGGATCAGCGCCGCGTCCAATTCAATTAGGGGAGCGCTGACGGTGACGCGCATCCCCGCCTGGACGTCGATGCTCTTCCCGGCCTGGGCGGTGATGTCGCCGGAGGCCTCCACAAAGGCGTCTCCCGGGATCAGGGCATGCAGCCTGTGGCTCTCGGTGTCGTAGTCAATGACCGCGCCATCGGAATAGACGCGGCGGTCGATATGCGGAGAAGCCGCTGGTGCGGGATATTTCGTCTGGAAGATGCTGCCCAGAATCACGCCCTGGGCGCATTCGCCGGACGGGGACAGAACCACCACCTGCTCCCCGATGTTCGGTGCCCACCAGGAGCGATCATTCCCGGCGCGTTGCGTCAGCCAGGGCAACCAGGCGGAGAGCGCCTTGCCCATGCGCACACGCACCCGGGCCGCCGGATAGTCCGCCTCCTCCACCGTGCCGAAGCAGATCAGGCGGGCCACGCGGCGCTCAAGATCAGAGTGGTTGAACGATTCCATCCGTGACCTCCTGGTACTCTGCCTCATGTTCCGCACCGATCAGCGGCGTGTAAGACACCATGAGTTGCTCGGGCAGCACGCCGTCGCCCTCCCAAACAGACTCGCCAAACAGCAGGACCTGCTCGAATTCAACGCGCCAGCATTTGGCCCCTTTGAAATGGGGTTCGAACTCATTGGGCTCCGCCAGGATGAACCTTGCGGGTGGCGCCTCAAGCCCGAAGCGATGGCCATGCACAAGGGTGCCGACCGCTGCCGCCAGCTCGCGCAGCCGCCCCTCGTATTTGGCCCGGTCAGGCACGACCAAAAAGACTTCCCACCGGCAGCACAGGGCGATCTTGCCGGAGCCGTCCTCCGGGTTTTCGTCGGGTTCGAGGTGGGCAAGGTTCAGGACGGCCGCAGGGGTATTGAGCGTTGTCTCACGCCCATAATCCAGGACATCCTGCAAGCCGGGGCAACCCGCGCGCAACGCGGTGACGATCCCTTCGCGAGCGGCCTCGATCATGCGGCCCTCCGGACTTCCCAGCGCAGTTCCTGCTCGAAATACTTGCTAAACATCCGCTCGAAACGCGGGTTGATGTCCGTCAGCAGGACGCGCCGAAACTCGTCGGCGATGTTTTCATACTGCACGGCCAGGGGCAGGCGCTGGTCCCGATGCACACGGCGATAGACCTGACCCTTGGCCCCATGGTGGACGATGAAGGCATGGCGGCGTTCGACAGGCCCGGCAGTGACGCCGGTCGCGGTCTGCTTCGGTTCCAAGGCGGAGAGCGGGATGGCATTCAGCCCATACCAGACCCGGGCTGTAAACTGGCCGCCCGTCATGCTCATGCGCAGACGATGGGCAAGGATCTTGCGCTTGATCCCGGTGTCGCGAGAGGCCTCGCGCAGGGAGCTCGACTGCACCCAGCGGACCAGCTTGCGCACGGCCCGCCGGGCGGCCTTTTCCACCTGGGTCTTGGTCGCCGCGAATTGCTGGGCAATGCGCTCGACATCCAGGGTGTTGGTTTGCAAATAGACCGAGGCCATCAGCCCATGACCTCCACGATTGCATCGGCCTTGGTCAGGTCGAGAACAACGACTCCGGCACCGTCGGGCCGGACGTCCTCGACGTCGTACTCCGTTCCGGCCACGGTAAGGACGCAGCCCCGCATGAGCCACGCCGCGTCCGAGGCCTTGCAGATCAGCTTGTGCGTTGCCGTCTCCAGGGCAAAACCGTCCCCAAGCCCATGCAGGGCAAACGGCGCGTCGAGATACCCCTGGAAGTCGCGCGTGCTGCCGTCCAACAACACGGCGGTCACTTCCTGGGCATCCAGCCCCGCGAAGAAGAAATCCAGATCATCCACGAACAGGGAGTCCACTAGGCAACCCTCCTGCCGCGATCGCCGAACCACCAGGCCACGCACAAGGTGGCCAGATAGAGGATGGTGCACACGATGCGTTTTTGCAGGTCCATGGCCATGGCGATATCAATGCGCTCGATGCCTGCGGCCTCCAGCGCCGCCTGGACCTCGCAGCGGGTGTCCCAGATCAGCCAGAGCATGAAGATTGTCAGCCCTGGACGCGTGAGTCCGCGCACCACATCCACCAGCACCAGCAGGGTACGGTTGACCGCCAGCTTGACCTTGAACCCACGCGAGTAAGTCGCCTGGTCGTGCTCGTAGGACGCGGCCTGCAGATCGTCGGCGGACTCCTGCATGCGGACCTCGCCCTCACGCGCGGCGGCGCGGTCGCGGTATTCCCATTCCTTGTCCATCAACTCCATATCCAGCCTGCGCATCTCGCACTCGTGGCTCATCTCCTGGCGGCGCTTGAAGTAGTCACCGACTCCCTTGAACAGGGAACCGAGCAGGCCCGTTGCACCGCCCGAGATGATGGAAAACAAAAACTCAAGCATGGGGGAAAGCCTCCCGAACTTTGAGGATGAAGGGTTGACCACCCAGGGCCGCCATGAACCTGCCCAGAGCGGGGCGCGAACAAAGAACGGCACGCTGGTCACCCAGGCGGCCCTGGTGCAGGCCGGGCAGGATGCAGCCGTGGGAATGCGTGCGCCAGCCGCGCTCCGAATCCCCCGCCAAGTTGCCGCCGTGGATCAGCACACCCGTGCGTCCGGGCACTTCCCCCACGTGGTAGACTGTGCCGAAGCGCGGGGAACGCACCAGGTTGCAAGGGTAATCCCCCACGGGGATGCAGGAGACGTTGCAGCGGTTGCCATGGTCCGGCAGTTCCGCCGTGCGCAGCAGCTGGCCCGCAAAGGCCAACGAGCCGAACGTCCCCTGCTCACCCGTGCTGGAGCGGGTCAGAAGCACCGTCTTCATCGGTCCACACCCCGCTCGTTGAGGATCTCTTCCTTCTTCTCCGTCGGCAGATCCGAATGAAGGATCAACGCGCGCAGCATCCGGAACTGGATGTCCAGCTTGCGCTGGATGCTGCCGTTGGTGCGGCATTCCTGATCATGGTTGAGCCTGCACTGGACCTTGGTCACAAAGGAGCCGCCCAGGACCAGACGCACGGACAGGGCGGTGATGATCGAGATTATGGCGCTGCCGAGCAGGGTTTCTAGCGGGGTCAGTGTCATCGCGCTTTCCTGTTTGGAATGTCCGGTTACTTTCCGGCCTTCTTCGTGTCCTTGTCCCCGTCCGCTTCGCCGCCCTGCCCCGCTTCCTGTAGCCGGGCCTCAAGGCCTTCGGCGTATTCCTGGGCCTGCCCCAGCTTGGCGTCGAAATCGGCCTGCGCGGTATGAAGCGCTTCATCCCTGGCAGCGAGCTGCTGGTGCAGTTCGGCCACCTGGGCTTTCAGCGATTCGACCTCGGGATTGATCAGGGAAGGGGCATCGGCCTCCGCCGCATACTCCCGGGCCAACCCCTGTGCGATGAGGTCCCGGGCTTCCGCCTCAGGCAGGGGCACGGCCTTCCCGGCGGGCACCTGGCCCGCCTTGCCGCTGTAGGTGACGGCCATAACAACCTTGATAGTCTTCTTCGCCATGACGACCTCCTAGAGCACTTTGGCGTAGACGAACCCGCCGGACTGTTTGGGGAACGGAAGCGGGCGGGACTCGACACCCATCCAATAGGCGGAGGGGTTTTCCTCTTCCCAGGCCTTGGCGAAATACTCGTTGGGCTTGCCGTGGTTCTTGAGATCCTCGGGCACGCCGAACTCGATGCTGCACCTGGCGGAGGTGGAGCCCAGCAGGACATAGTCGGGGTGCAGCAGATGCTGAACCGTGCCGTCCAGATCCTCGTACTCCCCGCCGTAGGAGTAGATATCCAGGCCGTTGTATTCGCCCTTGCGCAGCTTGTTCACGTCCGGGGAAAGGCTGCCGATCTCGATGCGACGGCGATCCAGATCATCCTTGATCTTGGCGTTGCCCTTGAAGGCGCGCCAGGCGTTGGTGCCCATGACGCACACATCCGCACCGACCCCAGCGGCATTGAGGATGAGCGCGGCCCAATCCTCGAAGTTGGCTTCGGGGTCGCCGTCGTCCTGGTTCCATCTCACCCCGTCACCGAGGACGATCTTGTGCTCGCTGGGCATGAGGAAATCGATGTCCAGGACCTTGATCCCTTCCTGAACAACGGACAGCCCGCCCTTGACCGCCTGGGCGCACATGAACTCGATGGTCAGCTCGATGTCGTCCTTGATGGCGTCCAGGTCGCGGACGATGGTCTCCTCGATGGCCGCGTCCAGATCCTCCGGCGTATTGCGATAGGGGCCCTGCCCCGGGCGGCTGACGTCGATCAGCTCCGGCGCGGAGAAGCGCTCGATGGGGTTCATGCGCGGGGTCTTGACCGTACGCAGCTCGCGCTTGGTCTTGGGAGACAGGGTTCCGCCCTCGTAGTCGGTCACGAACGGGACCAGGGAGCGCCCGCGCACCAGCACTTCCAGCTCGGCGAACTTGCTGGGCAGCTTGTTGCGAGTCCGGAAAAAGAGCTCCTTGAACAGGCCCGGGAGCGGCTTGCGGGCGGTGATGACCTCGGTCAGAGTCCGAGCATCGAACTGATGAGGCAGTTGAGTGGGCATATCGAATTCTCCTTGCTAGTTACTTGACGTACAGGCCCTTGGCGGCCAGGGCTGCCACGGCGGCGGCCTTCTGCTCGTCGGTCGCGGCATCGGGCCAACCGAGGCCTTTGCGCAAAAACTCACCATGCACGTACACGTTTGCACTGATGTCACCCGCGATGGGCAGGCGAACGTCCTCCACCAGAATCAGGGCGGCCACCTGACTGCCATCGGCGGCGGCGGGGCTCCAGGCCACGGCCTTGCCAGTGGCGGTGACGAGTCCGAGCACCGTCCCGGCGACGAGGTCCACTTCCGCGCCGCTGGAGGCCAGCACGCAATGCTTCATGATCGAGGGGTGACTGCCCACAAAGTTCGGGGCCTGATAGCTTGCAACGTGCATGGCCTACCTCCTTTCCAGATTTTTCATGCGTTCAGCCGAGGCCGCCCGCTTCATGTCGGGGGTCTCGGGCTGGGGCTGCCGGGTGGCATGGACGGGGGACGGGCCGCTGTCCTGCAGGGCCTGCAGGATCTTCTTGCGGGATTCGCTGTCATCCCCGCCTTCGCCTTCGGGCTTCTGCGCGGACGCGGCGAAGAGCGGCGCAAGGGCCTCCATCTGCTTGGCGGAGACTCCGGCCTCGGTCAGGGCCTGGAAACGGTCGGCGGCTTCGTCACCGGCCACGGTGCGGATCAGGGTAGCTGCTTCAGCCATGGCCTGCTTGCGGCCTTGCTCCTGTGCAGCGTCCCTGGCCTCGGTTTCGATCTGCGCGAGCAGTTCAGGGTGCTGGGCTTCCAGCTCCTTTCTGGTCATGGGAGATGACTCCTGGGTTAGACGTTCGATGAGTTCCTCACGGCCTGCGACGATGCCGCTGACAAGCCCCAGCTGCTGGGCCTTCTCAGCGAAAAATGTTTTGCCGTCCGCCCACTGGTCCGCGCCCGACGCATCAAGGCCCATACCCCGGGCCACGTCCTCGGTGAACATGGCGTAGAGGGTGGCGCACTGCTCCTGCAGGCAGGCTTGGTCCTCCTCGGACAGGGGATTGTCCGGGTTGCCCACGACCTTCCATTTGCCCGCGTGGACGTAGGTGACGTTCACACCGAGCTTGTCGTTGTACTTGGACCAGTCCAGGTGCTGCATGACCACGCCCACGGAGCCGACCTCGGCAGTCTTGGGCGCGTAGATCCTGCCCGTGGCCGCGCCGATCCAGTAGGCGGCGGACATCATGGTGCCGTCGGCATAGGCGCACATGGGCTTTGCACCCCGGACCGAATAGATCCAGTCGGCCAGGACCTTCACGCCGTCCGCGCCGCCGCCCGGGCTGTCCACATTCAACAGGATGCAGCGCACGGAGCCGTCGGCCAGGGCGGCCTGGATGTCCTCGCGGATCTGCTCGTAGCCCTGCGCCCACCAGCCGCCGCGCTTGGCCAAAACGCCCCGCACGTTGATCACGGCCACGCCGCTGATGACGTCGTAAGAGGCGCGAGCCTGCTCGGACTGACGACCAAACAGGCCCGCGCCTGCCGAGGGATGGCGGGTTTCAAGATAGATTCGTTCCACGGCGGTGGGCGCGACGGCCCACAACCGCTGCCCCAAGAGCTCAAACATCGGCGATCTCCTGTTGCTGTTGCTGGGGACCCAGCTCCCGCAAGCGCGCTTCTTCCACCTCGCGCTGGTTCCAGACCTCCTCGATGTCGCCACCGCGCTCGGCGATGACGTCGGCGTAAGTGGTCAAGCGGGCTTCCAGAGCCTTGGTCGAGGCCACGACTTCCTTGACCGGGTCCACATAGCCCCGGGCGGGGCCGATCCAGGCGGCGTTGGTATAGGCGTATTGCGCGTCGTAAAAATCGGGAGCGCCCTTGGGCAGCGTGATGATGCCACGCAGCCAGGCCTCTTCTTGGACCATGTTCCAGATGGGCTGGCAGTAGTGGCGCACCAGCCAGGTGCGGTAGAGCAGGAAGATGCGCCAGGCCTCCAGCAAGGCGGCCCGGGCGGAGGAATAGTTGGTCTTGGAGAAGTCCTTGGCCAGGACCTCGTAGGGCATGCCCACGGACGCGGCCATGGAACGCATGATCAGCTCGGCGAACGAGGTGAAGTTGTTGCCGGGCCGTTTGCTTTCGATGGGGATGGGCTCCTCGCCCGGGTTGCCGTAGGCCACCGTGCCAGGGGGCAGGTTCTGATAATAACGGCGCTGGTCTTCCTCGCCCTCCCCCGGCTGGGGCTGAGCCCACTGGCGGGCGACGGCCTGGGGATCCTTGGTGGCGATAAACACAGGGAAGGACGCGGAGACGATCTGCGCCATGAGCTCATAGTCGAAGGAATCGTTCAGGTGCCGGAACAGTTTCATGCCCGGGGCGAGCTTGGGCACGCCGCGCACCTGTTCGTCCTCCTCCGCACGGAAGCAGTGGAACACGCCGGGGCGATGCCCGGTCAGCGCCGGACGCCGGACGAAATGGGCCGAACCAAGGAGGGAGAACGGTTGGTTCAGGCCCACTCCCCGGCTCGGCTCGGGGCTGGCGATCCAATAGGCGAGGGGACGACCTATGGACGACAGCTCCACGCCGTCTCGCAGGGACGGATCCATGGTGCGGTCGGAGGGGGTGCAGAGACGCGCCGGATGCACATCCTGAAAAGCCAGAGAAAAGGTACGGCTCGGATCATCGAGCATCAGCGGCAGATGCACCAGCTCGCCCATGCGCAGCAGCGAGCGCATGCCGAGAAAGACCAAGTCGTCGAAATGGAGCTTGCCCGAGACGTGCGCCTCGACAGACCACAGCCGCCAGGCCCACTCCATCTGCTCGTTCAGGTCTTTGGCCGCTTCCTGCGAGATGCCCAGGCGCTTCCAGTTCACACGCGCCTGGGGCTTAATGCCGGAGCCGACCGTGTTCACGGTCATGGAATCGACGACCGAGGCGGCAGCCCAGTCGTTGGCGGTCAGATCCTCGGAGCGGGACTGCGCGGTGCCGCGCTCAAAGGCCTCATGGGAGATGGTCGTGCGGGTGGGCCGATAGTTGCTGAGAGTGCCGCGATGCCGCCCGGCGTCGCGAGAAATGGACGGCATGGCGCGCCCCAGGGCGGAGGCCATGCACAGGGAACGCTTGCGCGTCAGCGCCGGGGCCCTCATCGCACCACCCGCCCGGTGACGAACACGGGGCCGGACTGGCCAATGAGCTTGCGGCGCTCGGAATCAAGCCACTCGATGGTGGTGCGGATCTCCGCCACGTCCTGCAGCGTGAGCGTGCGCCCGGCAATGGAGTACGCCTTGCCCCTCGACACAGAAAGAAGCGCCTTCTTCCAGGCGGCTATCTGCTGCTCAAGCTCTTCTTTTGACCAAATAGACATGCCCGGCAGGATAGAACGGGCCGGGCATCATGTCGTGGACGTGGTGGACGTGGTGGACGGAAAATTCACAAGGGATTATTGAATACTCATCTTTTCGAAAGCCACAGATTATCTTTGGCTAAAATGTAGCTTTGTGATATTAAATCATATAACAATTAATGCTTTACCGTTTAACAGATGTAAATGAAAATTAGCAATAACTCGGCTCTCGGGATTACTCCTCAACGATCTGCCAAGCCGGAGATGACCTGGACCCACCACCAAACGACTCATCCGGGTCAAGAGCTTTTTTGACAAAACGAGAGGACATGGCTGGTTTTCGCCTCGCCTAAAGCCCGTTGACGACTAAACGTCGATTACTGGTGTCAGTAAGTTTATTGGCTGAATTAAAAATTGGCATTTTCAACTTCCCGTGAGGGCTGCTTTGCGCAAACCTATGCTTAGAAAATCGGTCCGGTGCGAAGAACCCCGTCTCTTTAAACTCCTTACACATGTGCATGTGAAAGAGCTCCTCAAACTAAAATCTGGGCTTGTGCAACTTGGAGGAAAATAATGACGATTGAATCCGGACATAAAGACATTAAAAAATTGATTATTGGCGATAACGCACAATTCCAAATTCCAACATATCAGCGCACCTATACTTGGGAAGCAAAGAAACATGTTGAAAAATTGATCAATGATATTATTGAATTCGGTCGAGAATATGATGAAAACACAAAATCTGAATACTATATTGGGAATATAATTGTAAAAAATCGAACTCGTGCTTTTCAAGACGAGCGTGTGATTATTGATGGCCAACAGCGCATCACAACAACTATTCTCGTGTTATGTGCGATCCGCGACATATACTTAAATATTATTAAAACAAATGAAGCTATACAAGCTGCAAAAAATATTAGCAGAGCATTATTTACGGATAATGATGGCATCGTGAAACTAAAGCTCAACAACATGGAGAATCAGAATTCGTTAAGCAAACTATTAACTGGCGCAATAGACACAATCACAGCAGATGACAAAAAGACTAAATATTTTGAAAACTATCAGTATCTTCTCAAAAGACTTGGTGGAATGAAACCAGATGATTTTATATCATTTGTAAATATTCTTGATAGAGTCAAGGTAGTTATAATATTCCTAGATGATGCACAAGATGAAAACTCCGTATTTGAATCTATAAATTCACTTGGCAAACCGCTTTCTAGTTCTGATTTGATAAAAAATTTCATTTTTACATTTAAGAATAATCATTTCAGTACAACAGAAAAGGAACAGCTAACAAATCTTTACATAAAAAATTTTGAATCATTATTTTCTAATGAAAAAAAAGTAGAAGATGAGTTAGAATTATTTTTTCGTCAATACATAGCAGTAAAAACATTTGTACTTGTAAATCGTGATCCAAAAATTATATATTATACTTTTAAAACATTTGTTGGCGAAATTGAAGGATTTAAACAATGCAAAGAATTAATATTTGACATTACAAAATGGGCGATTATTTATCAAACAATTCGTGTAAATTCACATAAAGATATCGATCAAAACAGTATTGAGTATTTGCGATCTTCGTTTTCAACATACTCGACACTTTTAATGGATATTATTGATAAGCATGCTACAATTGAAAATGGAAGTATTATTGTTGATGACGTTAATGGCTTGAATAGGGCTTTGAAAAAGGTTGTAGCTTACGACGCGTGTCGTTTACTTGGAGGGCTTCCTACGAAGCAAATCACAAGGTTTATACCCACGATCCCAAAGAAACTAAAAAATGAATTTTCTGATTATCGCCGCGACTATGCTGTCGCATTTGAAAAGCTAGTTACTTCAGCACCAGAAGGCTATCGGCAGCCTAGTCTCAAGCAGTTAACGCGTAACGTTGTTGAAATTGACCTCTACAACAGGTTAAAGAAGCAAACATTAAAATTCTTAATATTGATTGAAAACATTAATAAAAAAGAACTTCTTTCATTCGAGCGAGATTTGGAAAAGTGTCAGATTGAGCATATTATGCCTCAGACTTTGTCGCCAGAATGGAAAATTCCTAAAGATGTCCACGAAAGATATCTACATACATTAGGAAATCTTTCTATAACGCTTGACAACCAAGGCCTTAGCAATAAGTCCTTTGTCGAGAAAAAAAAGATACTTAGTGATGTATCACGGATTAACTTAAATAAACTTCTTCTTGGCTATGAAACATTCGGCGAAGAAGAGATTCGTGACAGGGCGCTTAAACTTTTGAATGTATTTATTGATGCCTATGGAATCAAATCATACTCAGAAGAGCACAATAAAAATGATTTGCTAAATGGTGAAGTAAATATATTCAGTGTTGACTCTCCAACGCACAGAAAATTAGAGTATGCAATTTTTCTTGGTGTCAAAATTCGGGTAAGTAATATTACTGAATTATATGTAAGTGTATTCAAAAAATTATATGAGATTTTGCCAGACGAATTTATAAAACCGCATATAGCGGAGATGTTCAATTTGAAGACTGATGAAAATGAACTACGAGAGCCAAAAGAAATTTCAAGTTCTCATTTTATCGAGACTAACAAGAACAGTACAGATAAGTTCAAAATAATTAAGGAGGCCCTTTCTGTTTTCGGTTTGGAGGATCAACTCACAGTTAAATTCGTTGAACCTATTGATGCTGAAAAACTACTTGCTGAACTTGATTCTTTATAATTTGAGCAGATTGTACAGAGTTTACAGAGACAGTATTTACCTGACACTTGCCGCCCTCGGCTTTATTTTTGGCTCATGCAAGGCACTAAAACTTTTTCGGACTCAGGGGACTCTCCTATCCTGCCAGGGGGGAGTTGACATTGCCTTTTTTAGGCACTAAAAATAGCATTAAATATAGCATCTAAAAAAGAGGTTGCCATGCAAACCATCTACGCCAGCAATACCGTGAGCGTCACCGAACTAAAGCGGAATCTGGCCTCCGTCTTGAACCAAGCAGGGAACGACCCTGTGGCCGTGCTCAACCACAACAAGCCGGAAGCCTACCTGCTCTCCGCCGCACACTACGAGCAGTTGCTGGAGCGCTTAGAGGACCTTGAGGACGCACAGCTGACGCATGGGCGCGCGGGTGGACCTTTTGTGGAAGTAAATATCGATGAGCTTTAGACTTCGCTTCCACGAATTAGCCCTGAAGGAGTGGAAGAAGCTGGACGCGGACCTCCGCGAACAGTTCAAAAAGAAACTCACCGAGCGCCTGGAACACCCCCGCATCCCGTCAGCAGCGCTCTCGGGAATGCAGGACTGCTACAAAATCAAGCTGCGCAAGGTGGGCTACAGGCTGGTCTACCGTGTCGATGAAGACGTGATCTACGTGACCGTCATCGCAGTGGGCAGGCGCGACAAGTTGCGCGTCTACGCAGCCGCTCAGGGCCGTAAGTCTGAGTAAACTCAGACGATGAATTTCAGGCTTTTCTACAGCAAAAAGGCGGCATCCAAGACCGCCTTTCTAATCGCCCCAATCACAGTGCCACTGCCTCCAAACAATCACGCACATCCCCCTCCCACACCCACACCCCGCGCACTTTTCCTGCCCGAAAAGCCGGGAGCTTACCCTCGTTGATCAGGTTATAGAAATGGCTCTTGGAGCAATTCAGAATCTCGCAGGCCTGTCTCCAGTTCAACTTCCGTCCTTTATGCATCTCCACGCTCCTGTCCATTTTCATGGCTATCTCCTATTGAACCAGTCCGGGCGGGAACCGTATCCGGCATTTATGTTGGGGTGGGGGATCATTTGCTGCTTGCGCTCGTTCGCTTGTTTCGGCTTTGCCCTTGGTCGCTTCCAGTTACGTATATTCAATTCATAGGCGGCCACCAGGGCCATGACCTCGCAGTCCCAAAAGTGGTTGTCCTTGCCCTTGGGGCACTGCCAGCAGAGCTGCTCATCGTCGTAGTATTCGGCCACCATCTCCTGGGCATACTCGGTGGTAATGCCCGCATGCAGATGAAACGCCCCGGGGTCGGTGGGCTCGACCTGCAACTTGGCGGCGAGGTCGTTCTTGAAGAAGGTGGTGTCCACCTTCCACAGCACAAGGCCACCAGGAATGCGCGACTTGGTGCCGGGATAGAACTCCTGCGGCGCATACTGCACAGGCGCGGAGAGCGTGCGCTTCCCCTGATAGGGGAAGACTCGCCCCCGGTTCTTGACGCAGAACTGGTAGACCTCCTTGGTGCGCGTGCCCATGGCGTCCTGCACCGCCAGCCGCACACGGTGCTCGTTGCCATCCGCATCGCAGTAGGTGTTTTTGCAAAGCACCTGCTCCAGGGCCTCGAAGCTGGGCACGCTCCCGGCCTGCACCAACCAGCTCTCCTCATCCTCGCCCCAGCCGATGGCCCGGATCACATAGCGGAAATAGCGCTTCTGGGAGTCCACCCCGGCCACCAGGGCGGCCACGCGCGGGGTGCCGTCCTCCAGCGCCCCGGGCACGATGCCGCGCGGGCGGTCGTCGCACAGGGCCAGGATCGCATCCTCGCTGCGCTGCACCTCATAGGCCCGCCACGGCTCGGCCTTGTACTGGTTCATGAAGTCCTTCAGGTCGTCGCGGTTGCCGGTCTTCTTCCACTTCAGGAAGGCCGCCGCGACCTCGGAAAGCGAAACGAAGTAGGACAGCCAGGCCGGGATATGAAAGCCAACCTTGGCCGGGCGATGGGCACGCAAATGCCCCGCCAGTTCCAGCCCGGAATTGCGAGCCCGCCACTCGCCCAGGCGCACGGCCTTGTCCCGGTCGTTGTCGTCCCAGCAGACGCCGCACTGCCCGCATTCGTACCAGGCCAGGCGACGCGCCCGGACTACCTCGGGATCCCGCTCATCCTTGGGCCAACGGATGTGGTCAAAATCCATGAGCAGGTGCATCCCGCAATGCGGGCAGCGCACAAAGTAATCAAAGACGACTTGGACCTCTTCGGTCAGCGCCCGCCAGATCGGGCCACTCTCGATGGTGGGGGTCGAGATCTTCCAGATCTTGCGCTTGCGCCGCCAGGTCGTGGTGCGCTTCTCGGCCAGGGCCTCGCTCGAGGTCTCGTTCTTGGGGTTCTTGTATTTGTCCAGCTCGTCCATCACCAGGAAGCGCACCGGCTTGTTCCCCAGGCGGGAGACAGAGCCGGACCAGCCAAGGTAGATGGTCATGTGCGCAAGGTTGATGCGCAGGCTGCTGGCGTCGTCCGCCAGCCCGGTCAGGTAGGTGCGCAACTGCGGGCTGGACTCCAGCATCGGGATAATCCGGTCCTGGGCATTTTCCTTGGCCGTCAGCCGGTCCGGGAAGACATACATCACCGGCCCGGGCGCGCGATCGATGGCGTAGCCGATGCAGTTGTGGATGGCTTCGGACCCGCCGGTCTGCGGGGTCTTGCAGATGGCCACCGTCTCCACGGACGGGAAAAACGAGGCGTCCATCACACCGGCCATGTAGGGAGTCACCTCGTTGTGCCAGCGCCCGGGGATGGATGACTGATGCACGATGCGGTGCTTCTCCGCCCACTGGCTCACGGGCATGGGCCTGCGCTTGCGGTAGACCTTGCGCTCGCCCAGGGAGAACCGGAAGCGATGCACCACCGGGCCGTCCTCGCCAATCCGCCGCGCAAAGTCGGCGCGCACCGCATCGGGAAGCCAACGCGGCAGCGCCACCGTCAGGCTGCGGCTATTCTGTTTCGGTTTCATTTCCTGAATCAGCATCTGTAAACGTCACCTCGAATTCTGCCTTGCTTGCAAACTGGTTCAGCGCCTCATTGAGATAGCCTTCGAACACTTCCAAAAACCGCTGCGACTTGCGCGGATCCCCGTCCACCAGATGGATCAGATCCAGCACGTTCATCTCCACGGCCTGCCGGAGGCCTGTTTCCAAAACCACGGCCCGGCCCGCCAGCTCCAGCTCCACCTGCTCGCGAGGGATGAAGCGGCCACGCTCCGCCTCCCGCTTGAAGCGGATCCGCGCGGTCTCCTCCTCGATCTTCTGAATGGTGGCTTCCTGCCTGCGCCTAGCCAGCTCCTTGATATTGTCGGAGTCCACCTTGGGCACGGCCACCAGCGGCAGCGCCTGCGCGTAGGCGTCCACGGCGGCCTTGCTGAACCCGCCGCCGGGCTGCCGCGCGAGCAGTCCGGTTTTCACATCCTGATACAGCTTGGATTTCCTCACCTTGCGACCGCAGTCCAACAGGTATTCCAGCACTGCGGTGATGCTGGCCAGATTCTCCGTCTGCACATGGTCTGTCTTGCCCATTCGAGCCTCCATCATGCGCGACGCCTTCTCAAAGACGGAGACGTTCTGCGGGGAGGGATCGTTGCGCATCCTGCGCTTGGCTTCTTCCTTGGCCTTGAGCAACGTGGGGATATCCGTCTCGGCGCTGCGTTCGAGGAGCTCCTCGAGCATCTGCCTATCCATTGACGGCCTCACGCTGGGCAAAGGTTTCGCCGCTCGTGGCATGCACCACATCCTGCCCCGCGAACTCCTGCCACCGCCGTACGATGACGTCCGCGTATTTGGGGTCCAGCTCCATGGTCCGGCATCGGCGCCTCGTCCGTTCGCAGGCGATGAGCGTGGTCCCCGATCCGCCAAACGGATCAAGCACGCAGTCGCCTTTCAGGCTGCTGTTCTTGAGAAAGCGTTCCACAAGGGCAACGGGCTTCATGGTGGGATGCAGTTCCGAGCTGCGTGGCTTTTCCTCGAAGGCCAGCGTGGTTTCCAGATCCTCCACAGCCAGGTCCTGCCCGGTGATGCGCAGGGCGCGATCGTCGAGAAACAGAGACACGCTTCCATCCGGGGACACACTCACATGGCCAAGGCCACCCAGCTCCTGGAGGGTCTTGCGCTTGCGACCTCCAAACCAACGATGCGCGGCCCCCGGCTTCCAGCCGTAGAGAATCGGCTCGTGTTGGCACTGGTAATCCGCGCGGCCCAGGACGAAATGGTCCTTGCGCCAGACCAGACAGGACGCGAGCTTGAACCCGACCTCGCAAAACGCACCCCTGAAGTTCAGGCCCTCGGTGTCGGCATGCGCCACATACGCCGCCCCACCCTTGCGCAGCACCCCAAACATCGCGGCGAAGGCATCCCGCAGGAAACGCCGAAACTCCGCGTCCGGCAGGCTGTCATTTTGGATGCTCCCCGCCTTGCCGTGGTAATCCACGTTGTAGGGCGGATCGGTCCAGATCATGTCGGCCTGTTCGACGTCCATGAGCCGCCGCACATCGGCCGCGCTGGTGGAATCACCACAGAGCAGACGATGCACCCCAAGCTGCCACAGATCCCCAGGACGGGAGACGCAGGGGCCTGGCACCGGCATTGCGTCGGGATCCGCCCCTGCGTCCGCCTCCCCGAACGTTTCGAGGAGATCCTCGATCTCGGACAGGGGCAGGCCGGTCAGCTCAAGGCTGAAGTCCGCCGCCCACAGCTCCCGCAATTCGCGCGCGAGCTCTTCGTCATTCCACTTGGACCAGGCCACGGAACTGTTCGCCATGATGCGAAACGCACGGACCTGCTCATCGCTCATGCCCTCTGCAAGGATCACCGGGACGGATTCCAGCCCCATCTGCAGGGCGGCCTTCAGGCGCAGGTCGCCATCGACGACCTCGCCGCTGGCCAGCGCCAGGATGGGCATCCGAAACCCATATTCTTCGATGCAGCAGACCATGCGTTCCACGTTTTTCTCGTTCTTTCTCAGTCGCCTTTCATACGGACGCAGCCTTGCAACGGGCCACATTTCGAGCTTCAGCTTTTCCATCCGATCTTTTCCTGATAGTCCCCCCTCACCGCATCGCACCGCGAGCCGGGAGGAGGGCTGAGGTTGAACCTTGATCGGATACCTTCGTTATCCGGTCGCCATGCCGAGGTAACAGCTCCGCATGGCAGCCCTCACTTTCCTTCCTTCGCCGGGGCTCCGGACTGCCCCGGATGCCCGGCGCACCTCGCCACCATTCCAGCCTGACCATCGTTCTCACCTCACCACCAGGTTCTCCGCCGTGATGATCGCGTCGGGATGGCGGTCCAGATAGGCCCCCAGCTCGTCGTCCTGGAAGCACAACTCCTTCAGCCGCCGTAGGATGCCAGTATGGCCCTGGAGAGGCTTGGGGATTTCAAAGGGCCGCGAGCCGTTAAACGTCAGCCGGATGCCGGTCTCGCGCAGCAGGCGCTCCAGGGCGGCCAAGCTGGCGGCCTTGGAACCAGAGGACGAGGCCGGGGCCTCGGGGATGGCTTGAGAAACGACAGGCCGGACCGGGGCCGGAGCCTCGGGAGAAGATTGGGGAGCGACGGGACGCGCCGGGGCCGCAGGCATGAGCATGACCGGCGGCAGGCCCGCCTTGATCCAGTCCGCGATGTTCACACCCGCCGCGAAGGCTTCGCCGGGGTCCTTGGCCTCGGGCACCGGCCAGCGCTCGGCATGGTCGTAGGTCGCCTGCCACCAGTCGCGCACCTGGCGCTGCTGGCGCATCTTGCGCTCGGCTTCCAGCTGGGCCGCCTCGCCGGTGCCCGCCGGGACGCTGGACTCAAAATCCAGTGCGTTCAGAATGGCCAGGGATCTGGTCAGGATCCCATGCGTCCAGACATCCGGCTTGGCGGAGATGGTGCCCAACCCCAGAGCGCCCACCGCATCGCCTGTGGCAAAGTCGCAGAGCATGGCGTCCAGCTCCGCCTCCACGGCCACAAAGGCCCGGGCATTGGGAGAGAGGACCATGACCCCGCTGCCGCTGCCCGGCACCCAACAATATTTCTTCGGCCCGAACGGGCCAGGCTTGGGGCGGCGCACACGCACGCGGTGCAGTTGCCCGCCATGGAAGATGGGGATCACCAGGCCAGCCGGGATCCACAACTTGCGTGGCTTGCCCGTGCGCGGGTTCATCTCGTGCGGCAGTCCCCAGGCTGAACGCTCGCGGTACACGTCCTCGGGCAGCCAGCCCAGGCGGTAGCGCTCGACGGCTTCCAGGGGCAGGCCACGCCGGGCGAGATACTCCAAGGGCTCAGGGGTACGCAGGAGCTGTGCATGGGCTGCGGCCACCAGTTCGCCCGCTCGGGTGCGCCAGCGCTCGGAAGGCTCACGGGCGGGCTCTGGTTGCCACGGAGCGGCCTCGCTGGGACGCCGGGGCGGCTGCAACGGACGGGAGGAGGCGCAGGGCTCCAGCTTGCGCCCCACAAAGGCGGCAGCAGCGCGAAAGGCCATTCCCCGGAAATCCACCAGGTACTGGATTGAGTCACCGCCCGCGTCGCAGCCACGGCACCACCAGCTGCCCTCCCCACCGTTCTGTTCGGGCCAGCAGTGAAAGCGATCCGTACCGCCGCAGCCGGGGCAGGGGCTATGGTACTCACCGCCCTTGGAACCGGACACCTTGCGGGGCGAGATGCCGTCAGCCTGCAACAGCTCAAGCACGTTCATATTCGCCTCCCCCCTCCGACCAGTGGAAACAACCATTTTCCTGCATGATCCTGCCCGCTCCTGTTTCGATCCTATTTTGAATCCTATCTCTAACATTCTTATTTTCTTTATTATTTTAGTTAAAAAGAATAATAGGATGATAGAAATGGGTATTTGAATGAATCCCGCAATAATACCCTATAAGAGACTCTGCACATGAATCGTCCTTGGGTCCTGGCCGCACTCCATAGCCCCGGAATTGCGGGTTTTTCACACAGGAGCGAAGGCGGCTACCCGCTCCTGTCCATGGTCTTTCGTCCTAGAACAGCTTTTTTCCGCCCAGCTCTTCACGGGCCTCGGCATTGATCAGCAGGCCATAATACCAGTTCTTCCCACCGACCTTTTCCTTACGAAACTTCTTCTGGGCCAGCGCGCCGAACTTGCGCTGCGGGAATTGCTTCTTCTTGGATATGTTCACCGAGAACCAATGCACGAAGGCGTCATAGAGATCCGTAGCGTTGGTCCGGGTCGTGGGGTCATTCAGATCAGCGGGCACGACTTCGCAGCAGTCGCCCACGAACAGGGCCAGCAGATCCTCGTCGCGGCGATAGTCATCCGTGGCGGCAAGGACCTTGGCTGGCGGATTCAGCCCCTGTTGTTGCCACTCCAGGCAACCGCGCACCAGCCAGGCGAGGATGCCCGGGGCCTCGGCCATGAGCGCCTCGCCCAGGGAGTCGTCCCGCCGCATCTCGGTCTCGTCCTTCGGCTCCCGATTCACAAAGGAGCGCTCAAACGGGATCAGGTGCATGCGCTCCCAAAAGGCGAAGTCCTCCGCCGGAGCATGAGGCTTGTGGTTGGTCAGCAGGAACAAGATGTGCGTAGGCGCGAAGGTGATGGGCCGCTTGTCGTTGGGCCAGCGTCCCGTGAGCTTGTCGCCGCCAGACAGCCATTTGCAACGGGCCGAGGAGAAGCGGCGATTTTCGTCCGTCTCGGAGGCAAAGGCCGCGCGTAATCCGCGCAAGGCCATGATGGAGGGAGAGGGCGCGTCGGAGTTCCGTACACTGTTCTGGTCCAGCAGCATCTCCGCCGGGATCGGCCCAGCCAGGGGCCCCAGCACATGCATGATGGTCTCGACCAGCATGGACTTGCCGTTGCGCCCCTTGCCATGCAGTACCGGGAGGACGTGCTCCTTGTTCCCGCCGCGCATGGATGCGCCGAACAGGCGGCCCAGGTAGGCGGCCATTTCGGCGTCGTCACCCATGACCTCATGGAGGAACCGCTCCCAGCGAGGGGCCGGGGTATCGATCCCCAACCACTCCACCGGCGAGGCCTTGAGGATGAAATCCCCCGTCCTCCCCCCCCGGAACCGACCAGTGCGAAGGTCCAATACTCCATTGGCGCAGGCCACCTGCCATTCCCGGGCATCCAGCTCCTCGCCGGAGATGGCCAGGGGAGTGCGGTTGGTGTGGGCGAACTCCAGGCAGGCCTCGGGCCCCCCTTTCTTGCGGAGCCTCTTGACCCTGCTCATGACCATCTGCTGCTGCCGTTGGTAGAACGTGGCCGCGTCCTTGTTCCCGGACTGTCCCGCCTCCGTGGCTGATTGGCCAAGCCGCGCGTGCTCCTCCAGAAGGCACTCCGCCACGGCCTCGACCTCGGCCTTGGCCTGGTCCATCGTGTCCAAACCCCAGTGATGACCACCCCAAACCAGCCACTCCTGGGTCTGCTTGACGAAGAGGAAGCGGTCCCGGTGGATCTCCGCATAGAGCATCCCGAGCCCGAGATCTTCTGCACGCACGCAGGGCAGGATAAAATCCGTAGGAATTTTGCGCTGCGCTACGCCGGTGCCCATGGCGCCTCTCCCAGCCTGGCCTCCTCCAGCGCGACCATCACGTTCTTCTTCCGCGCGGCGGGCCTGCACCTTACGGCGCATTTCCTCCAGGTCCGACACGGGAGCTCCCTGGATGTTGGGCACATGGTCGCCAGCTACGGCGTCCGATCCCGATTCAATCTTGAGCTCGTGGCTCAT